GTAATATTTTTTATAGATGCTACTAAAGCTCTTAATCTTCTGCCATCTTCTCCTATAGATATAGAAGGTTTTAAACTACCAAATTTTCCAAAACCAGGAATATCTCTAGGATATTTTTTAAGGATGGTTTCTATTTTATTAAGCAATTCAAAAGAATTAGTTAAACCACTACTTGCTATATCTTTTCCTAATTTATTTACTTGTGATTCTATAGCATTTGCTTGTAATAAATTAGTTTTTTTAATTACATTTAATCCATCTTGAGTTTTTATTGTTGATAAATCTATAGCATCTCCTTGACCTGTAAAAGATTTATAGATAGAATCTAATTCATTTATTTGTACTCCAGCATTTGGTCCTGATGTAATTACTTTTATTATATCTCCAGAAAAACTACCTACCATAGCATTTACTAATTCTTCATCAGGTTTAACACCTTTATTTTTTAAATATTTTAAAACAGCTGCTCTTCTATAATTTTTATCTACTTCTCCCTTAGTACTACTTTGTTTAATTAAGTTATATTTACTACCTGTCATTTCTGTCATTACTTCAGTAATTGGGTCACTAAACATTAAAGTAATTTCTCCATCATCTGATACTCTAGTAGCTATTTGAGTATCAAAAATATTTCCTTCATTATCTGTTATTTTAGTTTGTGTTACATTTTGAAATTTATATTTTTTATTTTCTTTTTCTTTTTCTGCTTGTAAGTAATTATATACTTCTAGTGGACTTCTACCAGAAGCTGAAGCTAACTCAAATAAATCTGCTGCTTTTATATCTTTTACATTTTGTTTACCTGTTATAAAGTTCGCAGCTTTTTCTAAGAAATTATCTGCTTTAGGTGTTCCTGCTATATCTACTGTTGCAGGAGTAAATACATCTTGTGTTCCTGTATATAAAAATCTTTCATTTTCTGGTATTTGGTCTAATGTTATCGGCAGTTTTCTTGTTTCTACTGTAGCTGGTTGTGTAGCTGTTTCAGGTATATCAACAAATTCTTCTCTTTGCCTAATAGGAGTTACAAAACCTTTTACTCCAGACATATCTTGTTTTAATGCACTAGCTAAATTAGATTCTGTTAATGGTACATCTGCACTTTGTGTAGCTTCAAAGAATTGTCCAGTAGGACTTACTATTTTACCATCAACTTGTCTGTTAATTAATGCTTGGGTTAATTTAGTATCTGCTATATTAGATTGTTCTTGTTTTAACTGTGCAGCTTGTAAGGCATTTCTTGACCTAATACCACCTAATACTTGTGCTGTTAATGTACCAATAGGAAAATTACCTCCATATGCTTCTGCTGCATACATACTAGGAGAACCTATAGCACTAGCTTGAGCTGCTTCTCTTTGAGCTTTTTCTAATAACTGTTGTATTAATGGGTCTTGTTGCCTTTGTGGAAATACTCTTGTTACTGCCATATTACACTCTTTCCATGTTTACATCTAATTGGCTATAATCTACCATCATGTGTCCGAAGATATTTTCAGATACTGCTGATGGTTTTACTTTTTTAATTTCTTGTGCCATTACACCAATATACTTTTGTGGAGACCAATTATACTCAAACTCATAAACATTTAATCCAGATTTAGATTTAGATTTGTATTTAATGTTTTTCTTTAATCTTTTATCTGATGATGCTGCTTGTCCTAATGCTGCCATTCTTGCTCCGTATGCACCAACCTGACCTCTATAAGTTCCTTGGTCAAATTGTCCTTGTGCTTGAGCTCCTGCAAAAATTGGTGGTGGAGCAACACTAACTGCTGGTACATCTAATCCTGTTGTAGCTATTGCAGGAGGAGGAGCTGCTTGTCCTGATAAAGTAGCAATTTCACTAAGTGGTTGACTTCTACTTAGTAAGTAATCACTTAATTGTCTATCTCTAATTCTTTCTTGTTCTCCTACTAATCCTTGTCCTTCGCCTAATTGATAACTACGCAAACCTGTAGCTCTTTGTAATTGAGCATCAGCAAGTGCTTGACCTTCTCTAATAGATTCACTAGCTAAACCTCTTAATGTATCTTGGTGGCTCATTCTAAGCTCTGCAAGTGCGTTATTATGTGCAACTGTACCTTCTGGTATACCTGCGTTAATTAATCTTGTTTGTAGGTCTATAACTTCTTGTTGTTGTTGAGGTTGTATTCTTGATAATGCTCTGTTATAATAATCGCCTTCAACTCTTTGTGCGTAAGTGTTTATATCTTCCATTGTAGGTAACGCAGTCAAACCACTTCTGTCTATAAGACCTGGTTGTGCTGATAATCCAGATAATGAAAATGTTTCTTGTGGTAATCCTGATAAATAGTTTCCTGCTGTATCTAAATACTTATCGGTAATACCAACTTGTTTTACTCTTTGTGCTTCGTATTCAGGAGCTAAACTAAAAGTTTGTGCAAATCTATCATTACCTAAATCTGTTACTAATGTTTGGTCATAAGGAGAAAATACATCAGGTCGGTTCATTCTACCTTCTACTCTTGCAGTTTCTACATTAGCTGCTCCTTGAGCCTGTGCTGCACCTGCATAATCTGGTGATGGTGGTGGCTTTGGAGATTTAAATATATCTGTTATAAAACTCATGTTACTTCCTTCCTCAATAAGACTGCTTGTTTCTTATATCCTTTTAATGCTTTTTCCCAACCCATTCTTCCTAAAATGTCAATATAATTTATTTTATTGTTTTTTGCAAACCTTTCTATCTTTTCCACTATTTTTTTTACTTCCTCCATTTTTCCTCCACCTAATCCTATTCTTATACTATTTTCATTTTGAGATATAATACAAGCAGAATCTTTATGTGTAAATAATTTATAATATCCTTTTTGTAAACTTTCTTCTATTTCTTTTCTTGTTAAACCTTCCCCAATAGTTGTAGCTGGTTCTAACAGTTTCCATATTTTGTCTGTAAGCATCATAAACCTACTCCTTTTTCATAATAAATATCTACACTATGCCATTTAATACTTTGTGCTTGTGTACTTGTTTTAATTCTTATTGCTGCGTTCCAACCTATATCGGCAACACTTCTCCATACTAATTGAGAAGATATAGTTCCTGCCCATAATCCTACATCCCATTCAGTATTATCCCATTCAGAACCTGTAGTAGTTGCACTAGATGGTGTATAAGTAGATGTGCCATCATTAAAGTCTACATCAAATCCTATACTAACTGGTAATTGTGCATCTGATGATACAATAGGTCTTATAGCTGTAAATCTTTTTGATGTACCTCTGCCACCATAATAAACAAATGCTGTTTTTGCACTTCCTTGTATTTGTACTCCTGCATCACTAAATCCACTATCTGCTTTATATACTTTAGTATTGCCTCCAAAATATAAATCACCATTTAATAAACCCCAACAATACGCATCTTGCCCTGTAAATCTACCCCATGCACCTGTAGATAAGTTTACTACAAATTGCACAAACTCACCTGATACTCCATTAGGTATATTAAATAAACCAAACTGTCCTTTAGGATAGATTAATGCTTCCCAACCAAAAGTAGATTTAAAGTTAGTTACTGCTGTTATAATACTTCCACTTATTTTGTCTGATATTGCTTTAGAATAATTCGATTCATTTTCTGCATACATTTGTGTTAATGGCACAAAACCAGATTCTGTAATAACAATTAACTCTGGCCCTACATTTACAATACATCTTTTACCTATAGGTCTTGCTATTTTAAATACACCAACTAATGCCCACTTATTAGCATCACTTGGGTCTGTTCCTTGATATACAGCCACTTCACCTTCTGATGTTATAAATGCTATGTAATCATCTGAGCCAGAACCACCATCTCTTGTTAAGCTACCAGCTGCTACTAATTTACCACCAAAGTTAAATACACTTCCTAATGGAAATGTAGATACTGTTCCTGCTACTGCATTTATAGGTAAATAACCAAAACTTAAACTATCATTTATTATAAAAAATAATCGTTCTTTAAATACTGTTACATTGTTTATTGTAGAGCCTGTTACTCCACTTAAGGTAGGAGTTGCCCACGCACTACCATTATAATGTCTTGGAGCATCAGCACCATTTACTATAAATAAAAATGAACCTCCTGATGTTGTAAAGTTTACAGATTCCCATTTAGCATTACTAAGTCCAGTTAAAACTGGAGAATTAGAAGCACTTGCCCAACTAGATGTATCCCATGATGCAGTATCCCATGATGCTCCTATAGCACCAGCAGATGTAACGTCATAAATTTCTCCACTACTAGCAGCAAAAAGTTTATTAGCACTAGGAGATTGATATGTTAATAAACTTTGTACTGTGCTAGGTAAACCAGTTACATGGTTTATATAACCTTTTCTTAAACTAACATCTGTAGAACCAGGAAAGAAATTATCTAATCGAATAGCATCAGTTTGTGGCATCAAGTCCACAGCATCTCTTGTGTTTAATCCACCAATAGGTGCTGATTGTGATGTACTTTCTCCTGTAGGATTAAATACCATTACTTTTTACCTTTATACCCTGAAGCATAGATTGCTCTAGCTTGTTTATTAGCCTTTGTTTTATTTTTATATACTTTTCCTTTTGTTCCAAACCTATAACCACCCTTTACTTTTTTAACAGGCACTACCTAATTCCTAACATTTTTGCTAATACATCTAATGGTAATTCTTTTAACCTATTTACTAATATATTTTTACTTTTAAGAGGGTCTGAAATTATATCTACACCACTTGGTAAAGGCATACTATCTTGAGACATACCCATATTATTTAGTTCATCTCTAAATGGATTTGTTCCTACTTCAGGAACTGTACTTATACCCATGTCTTTTTGCTCATATCCAAAACCACCACCAACATTATTAGAATTCATATTAGGTTGTGCAGGTTGTTGTGTTATACC